CTGTATATATATTATACGAGTTTTTCTTTTTGATAATTTGAGGCGCTGAGAGAATAAAATATAATATAGTGGCCATAAGCGCCACACCTACACTTAAACGTCTTTAGCGCCTCATTAAAATAATATGGCAAATAACGGACACATAACTTGGAAGACAGAGAAGAGAAAGATATCCGATCTGACTCCTGCGGAATATAACCCACGCCAGCTCACAGAAAAACAAGCCGAAGATTTATCCACCTCATTAGAACGATTTAACTTAGCAGACCCCATCGTAATAAATAAAAACAATACCATAATCGGCGGACATCAAAGGATTAACATATTAAAAGCTAAGGTCGGTGATAATGGATTTGAGGTAGATGTGCGTGTCCCTTCCCGCAAACTTACATCTGAAGAAGAAAAAGAACTTAACCTACGCTTAAACAAGAACTTAGGCGAATGGGACTTTGATGCCCTTGCTAATATGGATGAGGAGTTGCTTAAAGATGTAGGGTTTACTTCCGAAGAGCTTGATAAGGTATTTCAGTTAGATGCAGATGATAAGGCTGATGAAGTGCCGGAGGTAACTGAGGTAGGGGTAAAGGTTGGGGACGTCTATAAACTCGGCACACACAGGCTGTTGTGCGGTGATTCTACGCAACATAAGGCGGTAGAACGGCTTATGGCAGGAAGCAAGGCTGATATGGTGTTTACTGATCCGCTATTTGGTGTTAATGTAATTAGAGGTAAAAAAGAGAAAATTGGTGGAAAAGGATTGTGTGAACCTAAAGAATATAGGGCAGTTATTGGTGATGACAAGCCATTCAATCCTGAATTTTTATTAGAGTTGGCAGATAAAATATTTATATTTGGCGGAAATAACTATGCCAATAAATTGGCCAATAGTTCTCATTGGTTAGTTTGGGATAAAAATCATTTGGCAATTACACAAGATAAATTAACTTTTGGAGATGGTGAACTAATATGGACAAATATTAAAAATAGGATAAGTATAAAGTTTTATAGACATCATTGGAGAGGATTGGTTAGGGAAGGTAATCGGAAAGATGAACTTAAAGAGAGAGTGCGTCCAACTCAAAAACCTGTAGGGTTAAGTTTTGAGATATTAAAAGATTATAGTAAAAGTGATGATATTATATTAGACTTATTTGGTGGCTCAGGTAGCACAATGATAGCCTGTGAACGCCTTAACCGTAAATGTTATATGATGGAGTTAGATCCAAGGTATTGCCAGGTCATCATAGACAGATGGCAAAACTATACAGGTCAGAAAGCGGAGAAGATAGATGGCTAAGCGTGGACCGAAAGGGCCAAGTAAATATACACAAGAGTTTATAAGCAAAGAGGCAGATGCTTTAATGGAGTATGCTATTTCAAGCCCTTTGCCTTTTTTGAACAAGTTTTGTGTAGACAGAGGATATCATACACAAAGGATAACCGAAAATGCTTGGGTAAGAAACGAACAATTCTCGGAAGCCTTAAAAAAAGCCAAAAACCTTTTGGAGTATAAACTTACAGCAGGAACGCTGGCAGGGAAACTTAATCCTGCTATGGCTATTTTTGCCCTAAAGAATGTAGCAGGGTGGCGTGATGTCAAGGAAATTAAAGGCGAAGGTTTTGGTGGTGATACCAAAATTATAATCATTAGGTCACAAGAGAAAAAAGAAAATGAAACTGAAGATACAACTCAAATTATTCCAAGACAGGTTTCTGTTTAGCGAGAAACGGTATCCTGCACTCATAGCGGGAATTGGAACAGGCAAAACATTGTGCTTGCTTCTCAAGGTATGGAAGTTCTGCGAAACATATCCCAACACCCTGGCCCTGATAGTCAGAAAAGAATATACCGACCTTAAGGACAGTACACTAAAGGACTTCGAGAGTTACTTCAACGTGGTAGTCAGCAGCGACAAGGAGTATAAGTTCAAGAACGGCTCAATTATAATGTTCAGGCACGGGGCAGAGTTGAACGTGTTAAAGAATATCAACCTGTCAATCTTTGCAATAGAACAGGCCGAGGAGTTCGAGACAGAGGAACAGTTTGTATTCTTGCGGGATAGATTGAGAAGGAAAGACACACCTTACAGGCAGGGTTGCCTGATAGCTAATGCCAACGGCCATAATTGGTTATGGAAACTATGGAAGAACAACCCGGCCTCAGATGACTTCCACCTTGAAACTGCCTCAACCTTTGATAACGCAGATAACCTGCCGGATGACTTCATAGCAGATTTAAAGAGAATGGAAACAGAAGCACCTAATCACTACAAACGCTATGTCCTTAATTCATTTGAGGATATGGAAGGCGATGATTTGGTGTTCTCTTTAGAGAAGATAAACGAGTCGATACAATTAACTTTCAACAACTACACTACTACACGACGGATTATGTCAGTTGATATAGCCAGATACGGCGATGACGAGAGTGTAGCGACCATATTAGAGAGCAGAGGGGTGCAAAGATGGGAGCAAATCTTCATTGAAGGCTGGCGTCAGAAGAATTTGATGGAAACTACGGGCCGTATCATAGATTTAAGGCGCAGGTTCAACGTAGGTTCAATGATTATAGACGGAGACGGTATGGGTGCAGGGGTGCTTGACAGGCTAAGAGAGATGAAAGTGCCTGTGTTAGAGTTTAGGGGTGGTATGAAACCTATCTCTGATATTTATGTTAATACCAGGGCAGAGGGATTTTTTAAACTAAAGGAAATGTTTGACAGGGATTATATAAAGATATTGCCGGATGAGGAGCAACTTGAACAACTAATGACAATCAGGTTTGCCCACAAGTCTAACGGGCAACGGTTAATAGTATCAAAAGAGAATATGAAGAAGGATGGTATCAAATCACCAGACAGGGCAGACGCCCTGATGATGGGTGTCAGTTGGTGTGAGAGAACAAAGAAGGCAGAGGAAACTAACAGCTATCTGCCTCGCCAAGCTGTAACAGAATACGCAGAGTTTCTGCATTAGAAAGGAGAACACAAAATGTCATCTCTCTTTGGAAGAAAAGATAAATCATCAGCACCTGTATTACCGCCAGCACCTGTATTGCCAAAGGCACCAGAGCCAGCGAAGATAAAAGAAGAAGAGAAAGCTAAACTTAAAAAGGGTAAAACAGCGGAAACAATTTTAACAGGCCCACAAGGGCTTATGAAACCGGCAGATACAGGCCTCAAGACGCTTCTGGGAGAATAGTTATGGATATACCAGCAATCATTAAACGTTTTGAAAAGTTAAAGGGTAGTAGAGGTAATTGGGAGAGTCACTGGCAAGAGTTGGCTAAGTATTGCCTGCCGGAAAAGGCCACTATCACAGAAACAAGGACACCAGGAACAAAACTACCTACAACAATTTATGACTCAACAGCAATCCAATCTGTGCAGATATTAGCGGCAGGACTGCATAGTTATCTTACTAACCCATCGTCTAAGTGGTTCGCCTTACGTTTCCAAGACAAAGAACTGATGAAGAACGATGAGGTAAAGGTATGGCTTAAAGACACAGAGGACAGGATATTTGACGCATTAAACCAATCTAACTTCAGCCAGCAGATACACGAAGCGTATATTGACTTTGCGGTATTCGGCACAGCAATACTTTATGAAGAGGAAGACCCTGATGACCTTATAAGGTTTTATACCAGGCCAATATCAGAGATATTTATTGTGGAGAATGAGAAAGGAAGGGTTGATACTATCTTCCGTTTCTTCACTCTCACAGCAAATCAGGCATACAAGAAGTGGGGCAAGGAAGCAGGCAAGAAGGTTCTTGACGCAATAGAGGCAAAGAAGTATGAAGAAGATATCGGTTTTCTGCACGTTGTTATGCCGAGAGATGAGAGAGATGTAAGCAAAGCAGACTCTACGAACAAACCCTTTGCGTCACTATACATAGAAATATCACAAAAGAGTTTATTATCCGAAGGTGGTTATGAGGAGTTTTCTTTCTTTTGCCCAAGGTTCACCAAAGTATCCAAGAACGTATATGGATATTCCTCGGCAATGGTAGCACTCCCGGACATTAAGATGCTTAACGCTATGAGTAAGACTATCATCAAGGCAGGACAGAAGATGGTTGATCCGCCCATTGTTCTGCCTGACGATGGCTTTATGCTGCCTTTTAACGCTACCCCAGGGGCAGTTAACTACAAGCGTGGCGGCACGCAGGACAAAATGGATGTGTTGGATTTAAGAGGCAATATCCCTGTTGGTATGGAATTAGAAGAGCAGCGCAGGTCAAGTATCAAGAGGGCTTTCTTTGTTGATTAATTCTTAATGCTGGCACAAGAGCCTACGATGACAGCAACAGAGGTCAGGGAACGGGTAGCAGAGAAGATGCTTATACTCGGCCCAACCTTAGGCAGGTTGATGTCAGAACTCTTAGACCCTGTTGTAACAAGGACTTTTGCTATCCTGCTTCGTAATGGACACCTTGCCCAAGCACCAAAAGGACTATCAGATGTAAATTACAAGATAGAATATATCTCACCGCTTGCAAAGGCACAGAGGATGAGTGAATTACAATCTGTTAACGGCCTGCTTACGGCAGTAAGTGTAATAGCTCCGGTAGCACCAGAGGTAGTAGATAACATAAACTTTGATAAGGCCATCAAAGAGACGGCTGATATTCTAAACGTTTCTACGGATATACTACGAAGTGATGAGGAAATTAAAGCAATAAGAGACCAGAGGCAGGAACAAATGGAAGAACAACAGGCTTTAAACCAAGCTGAACAAGGTGCTTCAGCAGTTGGAAAGATAGCACCATTGCTAAAAGAAGATAAGGGAGGTGGGAAGTGACATTAGCGGAAAATATAAAAAAACTTGAAGAAGTTGAATCAATATTCACAGAATTACATAATGATTTAGAGGTAACAGGTTCAAATTTTTTTTTATATCATAGTATTTTAAACTCAATAAGAGGTTTACTTTTTACAGCAATAAAATCTAAAGAAGATAAAGGGGGTGGGAAATAATGGCTTACGGAGCAAAGAAAGGCGCAGGTAGAGGTAAAGGCAGAGCAGGTGGAGGCCGCAGAAACAAGAATACAGGCGGTTGCAAATCAGGTGGCCCAGGAAGAGGATTAGGAAAAGGACGAGGGCGTGGACGAGGACGAAAGGGATAAAATATGCCTACTAAAGAAAGTATACTAAAATATGGTGAATACAAAGATGCTTTAAGAGTTTGTAAGCAGTGTGGAAAATCTTTCTATGTGGAAAATTGGCGTCATCAAGCATACTGTTCTGTTCAATGTGGGATAAATTCTCATAAAGGACATAAAATGGAAGAACGAATTTGTCTATATTGTAAAAAACCTTTTCAAGCTATATCTTGGAAAAAGACAAAATATTGTTCTTTTGAATGTAGCGTTGATGCTAATAGAGGAAAAGCAAGGACAAAAATAGCAAAATGCGCAGGGGAAAAAATACGCCATAGATCAGAACGAAAATTAAAAGACGGTAGAAGAATATCTTTACATAGATATTTAATGGAATTGTCTATAGGTCGTATTTTATTATCCACAGAACAAGTTCATCATATTGATATGGATAATACTAATAACAATTTTGGTAATTTTTATCTTTATGAAAATGCAAGAAAACATACCCAAGGTCATAAATCCATAGAAAAGTTAGTTAAGGGATTATTGAAAGATAAAATTATAGGCTTTGGAAAAGGAAAATATTTTAGAAAGGTAAAGGGAGAAAAGGATAATGGCTGATAATAAGGACAAATTGCAGGAGATAGTATCACTAAAGAAAGTGTATCTGTCAACCTTTGAATCCGAGAGTGGGAAACAAGTGTTAGCGGATTTGGCTAAGAGGTGCTTTACCAAAACTACAACCTTTTCTGATGACGCTTTAAGGCTTGCGTTCAACGAAGGCCAAAGGACAGTATTGTTAACTATCAACAATATGATGAACTTGGATGTAGAGAAGATGAAGAATTTAATAGAACAACAAAAAAAGGAGAGCAATGATGTTTGATTTAGGGAGTCCTTTATGGGACAACTTTCTAAAGGTTATAGCAGTTTGTATACCATTTCTTTTGATAGGAATGGCGGAAGGTGATGAAGGAGATGAAGGTTTAGATAAAGGGGACGAAGGCTCAGGCGAAGGCGCAGGAGATGCAGGCGCTGGGGCAGGTGTAGATGATGGTGGAGTACCAGCAGACACTTGGAAAGATGGCTTATCAGAAGAAGTGAGAGGCCACCCTGCATTAAAAAACTTTAAAACACCAGGGGATTTAGCAAAGAGCTGGGTTAGTGCACAAAAACTTATAGGCAAGGACAAAGTAATTATTCCCGGCGAAGGTTCAAACGAAGAAGATTGGCACGGAGATGACGGAGTGTTCAGCCGTCTTGGAAGGCCAAAGAGTGGCGATGACTACAAATTGCCGGAAGACATTGAGATACCCAAAGGGATGCCGGTAAACGAGGATACAGTCGCAGAGTTCAGGCAACAGGCACACAAGATGGGGCTTTTACCTACACAAGTTGACTCTTTATACCGTTGGTATATGGGGAATGCGGCAGGCGAATTTACTAAGTTTGGGGAAGAAAGAGTTACCCAAACCAAAGATGCAGAAACAAAGTTAAGAAAAGACTGGGGTGCAGCATACAACCAGAATATAGCATTAGCAAAGAAGACATTTCTATCAATGGCAGATGAGGAGTCCACCACTTTGTTTAACGAGGGATTAGGTAACGACCCACGTATTATCAGGCTGTTCGCTAAGATAGGCAGTACATTAAGCGAAGACCAATTACAGGGCAAGCCTAAAGCATTGACTATGACACCTCAAGAAGCAGACGCAGAAATAAATAAAATTAAAACTGATATGGAACATCCATATTATGATGAGATGCATCCGGAACATAAGGCCGCAGTAGAAAAGATGAAAAATCTCTACGAGATGGCCAACCCCGGTGCGTAGATTTTAGTACAGGCAGTACAGGATAAAGCAATGCTCCCTTGACTGCTTGCAAATGGCGGACAACCTTGAAAAAGGCCCAAACATAACATTATTAGCTCCGGTTACGGACAAGCTAAAGTAGTTTAACTAAAGGAGACTAAAATGTTCGATATTACCGCCTCTTTTGTAAAGCAGTTCAATGCGAATATCGAGATACTTTCGCAGCAAAAAGGTTCAAGACTAAGGAACTTAGTCAGGCTTAAGACAGGTGTTGTAGGTGAAGATACCTACATCGACCAAATAGGCAAGACTACAGCAGTAAAGAGAACTACACGTCACGCTGATACTCCTATCGTAGACACAGAATACCAAAGACGCAAGATATCTATGGTTGATTACGATTGGGCTGACCTGATTGATAAGGCCGACAAGTTAAAGATGTTAGCCGACCCAACCAGCGAGTATTCTGTAAACGCCGCTTATGCTTTAGGCAGAGCAATCGATGATGAGATTATCAGCAAAGCGTTCGCAATAGCTAACACAGGCAAAGAAGGTGGAACACCGGTAACTTTCCCAACAGAAACAAACCAGATAGCAGTAGGTGCAAGTGGTTTAACTATTGCTAAGTTGCTCGCTGCAAAGGAAGTTCTTGATGGCAATGATGTTGATCCAGATGAGCCAAGATTTATCGCATATTGCACATCGCAGATGTCAGACCTTTTAAACACCACCGAAGTAAAAAGTTCTGATTACAACACGGTTAAGGCATTAGCAAAAGGCGAGATTGATACATTCTTAGGATTTAAGTTTGTCCTAATATCAACAACCCTTTTGGATGTAGATGCCAGCGCTTATCGTAGAGTTATCTGCTGGGCCAAGAATGGTCTTGGTGTTGCTATCGCAAAGGATATTGTAACCGATATCGGAGTAAGACGTGATAAGAGTCTTTCAACACAGGTTTATGCAACAATGGGTATTGGTTCTGCACGAATAGACGAAGATAAGGTTGTCGAAATTCTTTGTACCGAATAAGGATAGGTTCTAACAATTAAGGAGGTCAAGTAATGGCTACGAAATATGGAACAAACAAAACAATAGAGAGAGCAGGGACATCTGTAACTGACGCAGGCCTTTTAGGTGGCAGGGTCAGATGTATGGTAGGCGAATATACCTGTGATGGTGTCGCTGACCTGCTTCTTGCAACCGCAGATGTTGTTCAGTTAGGTAAGGAACTTCCTGTAGGTGCAAGGGTTTTAGACGTTGTATTAGCATCTGAAGGCGTGGGTGGAGACGTTCAGGTAAGTATCGGAGATGCCGTAGATGCATCAAGGTACATAGGAGCTGCAAGTATTGTTGCCACCGAACTGACTCGTATGTTAGACGCAGAAGGTGGTAGTGTTGGTTACGAGATTATCTCAACAACCAGGCAGATACTTGCTACAGTTGCAGCCGGAACAAGTAACACCGATGCAGCAAAGTTTAAGGTAATTATCTACTACACACACGACTAACAAAATATCCGGGGTGGGCAATTATGCCTGCCCCGGAGACAATAGGAGAAGATTATGAATAAATTATTTACAGTTTTACTGATACTCCTGTTGGTATCTTGGGCTACTCCATCCTTTGCCGCCGTCGCTTTAGAGAAAGACGGGACTTATAAAGGCGAAGCGGTAACCATCAATGTCGAAAGCAACATATCGGAAGATGCTGATGTTGAGATTACAGGCGACTATTCGACTAAGACGCTTACTATCCCCCTTGCAACGGAAACGATTGCTTGCGGGATAAATAGTGGTGGGGTTACAGCAATGGTGTCTAATGTATTAGCTGTACCAGTAAACTATCGATTTGCTTATAAGTTTATTGGTGTAGGTGCAGAAGCCTTGACACTTGCCAATGGAAAGGTAGGCCAGTTACTAACAATAATTATCAGTACAGGTGAAGGTGGAACAGCTACTTTAACGCCAGCCACTTGCACAGGTTTCACGAGTATCGAGTTAAACGCAACTAATGATTGTGTTACCTTGCTTTATATGGATGATATTTATGGTTGGGTTTTAGTAGGTGGAAATTCAATAGCAGTTAACTAAAGGAAAATGGGGGCTGCTTAGGTAGTCCCCGTTTCACCCTATGAAAAATACTTTAACAAAATATATAGTAGCAGGCCTGATTGCTATATTAGCGATGATACCACCTCAAGGGTTCAGCATTCCTATCTTTGCCAATACGACATTGTGGTTCTGGCTGATACTGATGGGTGGGCTTCTCGGGTTTGCGTTTATGTTTACCAACGCTAACACGATAATAAAACTGCTATTGATATATCTTTTTATAAACTGCTTTAGAAGTTCAGCACCTTATTTATCCTTTACATCTTATCTAACAGTAATCTTCTGCGCTTATTTTTATCTGCTATGCCTTAATATGAAAGATAATAAGTTTGTATTTAAGATAATACAATCCATCTTTTTTATAAATGTATTGCTGATGATAATGCAGAAGTTCGGATATGACACGCTGTTTAACTTCGGCATAGACGGGGTAATATGCTTCGGGAGTATAGGCAATTCAATGCAGTTATCAAGTTTTATAATTTGCCTTGCACCTATCCTTTTGTTATCTAACAAACTAAACTTTATCCCTATTGCCCTCACAGACATTATCAGCAGGTCAGCAGGAGGGCCTTTGTCTTTAGGCTGTGGGCTGATGGCTTACTTATTCTGCAAGTTAAAGAAGGTAAAAGTAAAAATAATGTTTGTTGCTGTGATAGTTATTCTCTTAGGCATTGTGGCCATTAACAACAATGTTTTTTATAAGTTCAGTTGTGGTCGTGGCCCTGTGTGGAAGAAGACGGTAGAGTTAGCCAATCAGAAGCCTCTGACAGGCTGGGGTATAGGAACATATAAGGTTATATTTCCTGCACTATGTGGAGCAGAGGTAGCAGGTGGATATGTTGGAGAGTGGGAGATGGGTAATATTAAAGGCAACTGGCTGGCTTGGAGAAGGACACACAATACTTTCTTACAGATTTTATTTGAAACGGGATATACAGGATTAGGTTTAATATTGTCATTTATCGGTTTACTCATATATAAGTTTTTCAGGATGGTGAAAACAGAACAAGGCATAGTCGCTTTTTCAGGACTTATAATGTTAGGTGTCAGTATGATGATGTTTTTTCCTGACAGGATGATACAAAGTGTTTTGATACTTATATTATTTATAACCCAGTTTGAAAGAATAACGAGGTTAACATAAGGAGGACACTCTGTCAACTAAAATTGGAATCTGTAATTTAGCTTTAAGGGCTTTGGGTGCTACAAGGATTGCTTCCTTAACAGAGGATAACGAGTCTGCCAGAGTGCTTAATGATGTTTACGATATGATAAGGGATGAGGTATTAAGGGCGCATCCTTGGAACTTTGCTATCAAGAGGGTTGCCCTTGCTTTATTAGTTGCTGCCCCATTGTTTGAGTATGACAATCAGTTTCAGCTTCCAGTTGACTGCCTGCGTGTTATAAGGATGTCAGGGAAGACTTTTGAATTTAAGATAGAAGGCGATGTACTCCTGACCAACGAGGGCTCGGCAAGCATACGCTATATTTACCAAGTTTTAGATACGACCTTATATAATAGCGGTTTTGTAACCGCCTTTGCGGCAAGGTTAGCAGCAGAGATATGTTATTCAATAACAGGTTCACAAAGTATTGCAGAACAGAAGTATGGTGAGTATGTAGAGAAGTTAAAATTAGCTAAGTCCACCGACGCACAGGAAGGTTTCCCTGAAACTATGGAAGACGATACCTGGATAGAGGAAAGAGAATAATGAAAGCTACCCCAATACTTACGAACCTAACTGCTGGAGAACTTTCGCCTCTTTTAGATGGCAGAGTAGATGTGGCTCGCTATTTTAACGGGGCAAGCACCTTAGAGAACTTTCTGGTAATGCCTTATGGCGGAGTGAAGAGACGCCCAGGCACTTACTTTGTGGCTGAAACAAAATATCCTGCTAAAAAAAGCCGTAATATCCCTTTTCAATTTTCTACATCCCAAGCATATAATTTAGAAGTTGGTGACCAATATATTCGCTTTTATAAGAATAAAGCACCAATAGTAGAGACTGCCGTAAGCATAACAGCTCCAGGCACAAGTGCAGCCAAGCCTGTAGTGGTAACAGCCAATGCCCACGGTTTTCTAAACGGGGATGAAGTTTTTATTGATGACATCGTAGGTATGACAGAATTAAATAATAAAAGATTTATTGTAGCCAACAAAAACCCAAACGATTTTGAATTAAATGATAAAGACGGAAACGATATAGACGGACTTCTTTATACTGCTTGGGCTTCAGGCGGAACTTGTGAAAGGGTATATGAGATTGCCTCTCCCTATTTAGAAGCTGATTTGTTTGACTTACAGTTTGCGCAAGACGCAGATACTATGTGGATAGTCCATCCTGATTATAAAACACGAAAGCTAACCCGGACAGGCCATACAAATTGGACTTTGGCTAACTTTGCTCCAACAGCCGACCCCTTTGGCGCAGATGGTTCGGATGATACCCCTTCATGTGTTACCTTTTATGAAAAGAGGATAGTCTTTGCTAACTCAAACAATAACCCTCAAAGAGTATGGACTTCCAAGTCAGGTGACTATGAAGATATGACAGTAGGGAATAATGCTGCCGATGCCTTGATATATACCATCGCATCAGAGCAGGTAAACGCTATCAGGTGGATGTCATCGGGCAAGGTTCTGGTATTAGGCACATCAGGTGGCGGCTTTAGTATGTCATCAGGTTCGGATGATGAGGCTCTTACCCCGACTGCTGTTGTTGTAAAGAGGGAAACTACATTTGGTAGTATTGCAATTGTACCAAAGAAAATAGGCAACTTTGTTTACTATATCCAGAGAAACGCTAAAACTATAAGAGAGTTTGCCTTCAGTACTGATATAGAAGAGTATCAGGCAATAGATATGACACTCTTAGCCGAACATATAATACAAGACTCTGTTGTAGATATGGCTTACCAGCAATCCCCTTATAATGTGCTATGGTGCGTGGATGGCAATGGGGAGATTGCTACCTTAACCCGGCAGATAACTCAACAGGTAGTGGCTTGGACAAGACAGGTTACCGATGGAAACTTTGAAAGCGTAGCGGTTATCCCAGGAGAAAGTGAAGATGACCAAGTATGGTTTATAGTTAACCGGACAATAGACGGGAATACCAAGCGTTATGTGGAATATTTAAAGCCAATAGATTATGGTGAAGAACAGGAAGAC